CACCATCTTCAATAATAGCGTCATCTGTATGCTTACGCCAATCGTGTGAAGAATAACCTAATACATCATTACTCATAACTAAAATATTTTACCTTTCCTTCTACGTAACCATTTGTTTTAACTTTAACATCTGGTTTAGTAAACATTGTATTTGCGTCACCTGATTTGTAACCTTTTTTATGTGATAGTGTAATATGAGCAGCACCTTTATCATGTCTTTTGATTCTATTATACTCTTTATCCCACATTTTGTCAACCCATAAAGCGTCAATATGATTGTTTGCTCTATAACCTTTTATAAACACACCCACTTTTTTACCTACAAGTTTAGAGTATTTGTCATAAACTTTTTTGATAGGTTTATATGCAAGTGTAACGTGATCTGATACAAGTATATCTTTTGTAGCAAGTTTCTTTACAGCATTACAACTTGCCTTATCTAATTGTACTGCAAAATATCCGTTCATTATTTTCCTAATTTACTTTCGTTTTCTAAATTAATAGCAACATCAATGTCTGAATCTTCTCTCATCCATGCTGTATCTTCAACAAAGTCATTCTTTTTAATAACTTCTTTTATATCTGAAAAATAACACCAGTTACTACCAAATGTAATTGCACCAGTATAATTTAAATCAGTATCATATTCTTTTGCGTTAACTCCTAACTCACCACCAATGTCAGCAGGATCAGTAGCAATACCTATATTAGTTATTACTCCTTCTCTTCCTCTATCATCTCTTATTGTATCGCCTAATTTAATTTGCATAATGTCCTCCTATATAAAATCGTAAGCGTATTCATTATTAGGTAAAGAATACATCTTAACTTTTGTGTTTTTAAAAAGTCTTTCTAATACACTTTTCAATTCGTTTGATAATACATCTACAAAACCAGGTGTGAAAGTTACAAATAAAGAACCATGTAACACTTGTACTTTACTAGCACCACTAGATTTAGCAGCCTTAATAATCTTTTGTTTCATTTCTTCTATCATAATATCTCCCTAGTTAAGTTGTGTAATATATTCTCTTTTAGTTTTGTAATTTTTAGTCATATCAGGATCAAAATCTTTTCTGAAACCTTGTCTTTTGTATAACTGACCAAAGTCATTAAATAAATTCATATCACCTGTAGCACTATCACCAAATACATCTTCGTATGTTTGATAGTATTCGTCTGGATAGATAATCTCAATACCAGAATTGCCTGTAAAATTAGTAGCGTCTTCTTTGTATTGTTTATCCATAATATCTTTGAATTTTAATAATTGTTTTCTGTAGTATTTTAATTTCTCAATAGGTACATTTTTGTACATAGAATAACCAATCCAAAACCATTCAGTATCTTCATCTGAAAAATACTCTCTTTTATATACTATGTTAAATGTTTTGTAAATCTCTTTTGTCATATACTCTTACGCTACACTATTTCTACAAAAAAGTCAAGCGTTAAAAAGTATTGATTTTACTAGGTTTTTATGGTTTTATATGAGAACAAAACGAGAACATCTATGATTCGTACCCATATTTTGCGATATAATATGAATCTATTATGTCGGTTACTGGATTATTCAGTTTTGTTTGATCAAATTCTTTGACTAAATCAACACCAGTATCTTTTGTAAACTGCTCATACATCTTTAATTTGTCTGCATTGCCTTTACCAGTAGCATTCTTTTTTATCTGACCTGGTACTATAGACTTAAATCTTTTATTGAGTACATATAGTTTATGTTTGAGAGTACCCATATTCTCTGCTAGGTTGAATACAAGTCCTTTACTACCAAACGAGTAACCCTCTATAAAAATATTACCAATAGCAGTACCAATAACAGAAAGCGCCCACTCGGAAATCTGGTCGTGTCGTTGTTGCTCGGAGGTATAGGGTAAATGTAATCTGCCATCTATCTGTCCATTATAAAATTTGCCTTCATATTTTTTAACATTTGTAAGAAAGTAAATCTTACAATTTTCAAATTTAAACTTGCCTCTACATACACATATAGCAGGACTGCTTAAACTATAATCAATTCCAATCGTCTTGTTCTTCTTCATTCTCAAATATTGCATCCTCTTCTTCTATAGAAGTATCAGCACCACAGAAAGGACAAGTAGTAGGTTCAGCGTCTTCGTCTGACCATTTAACCCAATATGCTACATCACAATTGTTGCAACTTATTTGTATTTTGTTATCGTTTTCGTCTTCAGCCATTATAGTTTGAAAGTTTTAAATTGATCTTTTTTAACGTCTTGTTTAACACCACCAATAACATAACTTTCTATTTCAGTTTCTTGTGGTGCATTTTGTAAAGAACGACTATTAAACCAATGTTGAGTCCATGGTAATGGATTATTAGAAGATGATTGTTCATACTTTTGTTCTAAACCAATCACTCTCATTCTTCTATTTGCTATATATTCAATATATTGATGTAATAGTTTTTCTGAAAGGCCGATCATTGAACCTTTAGAAAATAGATAACTTGCCCAATCTTTTTCTTGTTGTACTGCGTCATCATAGATTTTATATACTTCTTTATTAGTATCTTTAATAACCTTATTCATTACCTTGTCATTCTCTTTTGTAAGATATGCTTTGATAATTTGTTGTGACATTGCAAGGTGTTGTGATTCATCTCTAGCAATCAACGATAATATTTTAGCAGAACCTTCCATAAGTTTAAGTTCGCCAAATGCAAATGAACAAGCAAATGATACGTAAAATCTTAAACCTTCTAATACATTTACGGTTACTAATGCAAGCCATAATGCTTTCTTTAGTTCGTATATATCAACTGATTTAGGATCGTTATGCCATTTGTAACCTAATTTAATTAGTTTATCGTATGCTTCTGTTACTGCTTTTGATCTTTCTTCAATCTTCTTATCTTCAATAATAGTATCAAACACTTCACTAGGGTCTGAATATAAGTTTTTAATTATGTATGTGTAACTTCTACTATGAATTGTTTCCATAAAGTCCCATGCAACTATGGCACCCTCTAATTCAGGATTAGTTACAAATGGTAAAAATGCTAAACATGGACCTCTACCTTGTACACTATCTAACATAGTTTGATATTTTAGATTGGATGTAAAGATAAACTTTTGTGACTCTGATAATTGAGCGTAATCGTTTCTATCTTTTTGTAAAGATACTTCTTCAGGTCGCCAGAAGAAACCTAGTTGTTGTTGAGCCAATCTATCAAATATAGGATACTTAAATGTATCATATCTTTGTACAGCAAGGTCTTCACCAAAGAACAATGGTTGTTTCGTAGCGTCTAAATTTTTGTTTTTATTAAATACCGTTTTCATTAAATTGTACACGAGTCACAATTCTCGTCCTCTTCTTTCTTTGTTTCTTCAGGTACATTATCATGGAACCCAATCGGATGAGTAGGTTCGTCTTCGTCTTTCTTACTATCATATGTGTTTTGATAATAAGAAGTCTTCCAACCTAATTTATATGTCGTCAATAAATCTTGTGCCATTACTGATACTGGTACTTGACCATCAGTATAATTTTCAGGATTGTATGACCAGTTACCACTTATTGCCTGATCAAAATACTTTTGCATTACTGCAACGATATTTATATATCCTTCATTCCCTTTCATGTCCCAAAGTAGTGTATAAAAGTTTTTTAATTTATTATACTCTGGTACTATCTGTTTTAATGGGCCTTTTTTAGACTTTTTAACAGACAAATAATCTCTAGGTGGTTCAATACCATTTGTCGCATTTGAAACTACACTAGAAGATTCACTAGGCATTTGTGCTGACAATGTACTATGTCTTAAACCATGTTCTTTTATTTCTTTTCTTAAATGTTCCCAATCATAAGTTAGTTCTCTTTTATTAACTAGCTCATCAACATCTTTTTTGTACGTATCAATAGGTAAAATACCATCTGAATATTTTGTAGATTTAAATGCTGAACAAGGACCTTTTTCTTTTGCAAGGTCATTACTAGCACACAATAGATAATATTGAAATGCTTCTGTTAGTTTATCTACTTGTCGCCATGCAAGTTTTTGATCATACTTGTAACCTTTTTTTGCAAGGTAGTGAGCAAGACCAATATAACCTATACCTAAACTTCTACGTGCCTTTGTAGATTTTTCAGCAGCGTCAATAGGATACTTTTGATGATCTATTATTTCATCTAAAGCTCTTACTGCTAAATCACATAATGGTTGTAGTTCATCACGTTTGTTTATTTTACCCACATTGATGGCAGATAAAATACATAAAGCAATTTCACCTTCTCCATCAATGTGTTGTATTGGAGTGGTTGGTAAAGTTATTTCCTGA